CTTCTGCCTGGCCCTGCGTTAACTGCCATTGAAAACACAAGATAGTCGAGTCCCCGAGGTAATACTTCTCCATAGCAAGGTTTCCAGTAGCGTTGTTCGTATAAGGGTGCTACATCGTCTTTGGTGAGGTTTTTAAGCGTGTTTACAGGATGCCCTACCCATTCTTCCCAAACTGCTTTAGTGACCCCTAAATTTGTTTCTCCACCTGCATCACCAGCAAGACCATGCACGCCTGTCCAGCCGCCTTCAGACTTTAAGACTAGGTCTAGACATTCTCTAAAATTATTCATTTAATGCCTAATTGACCATTAATCCACTCTTGCAAACTGACTAATTGCTGGGTCGTTTCAGCGCATTGTCCAATAAGCTCTGCGTAGGCGGTGTTTGCATTAGCGAGGCTGGAGGTTGTGGAAAGGTTGGACACGCTGCCGGAATTGGGCTGGCGCACCCCGTTAGCATAATACTGGCGCAACAAAGCAAGTTTCGCATCATATTCATCTTGAATTCCTTTAGTGACTAATTCGTGTTGTTTTTGAATTGACTCTACTTTGGCTTCTTGTTCTTTGGCGGCAATTTCAACTCCTTGTTTGTAATCCATGAAGTCACGATTGCGTACAGACCATCCAGCAGAAAAAAAACCAAGTAAAACAATAATAACCAATCCAATTTTGATGTAATTTGCATAAGGTATCATTGTGGTTCTGACCCAGACATTTGTTTAGCAGCTACTGAAGCTGCACCTGAACCTGAAACAATACCCAAAGCACCAGCTAACTCTGTGAGGCTTATTTCATGTCCTGCGTATATTAAATAAATTGCTGCACTTGCAACTACAACAAAACCTAAAGCCCAAGCCCAGCGTGCTATATCATGGGTTTGGTTATCTTTACCTGTAAGAATATGGGTAAATATTTCATTCATTTTGCGGTGAAATAGTGCGAAAGAAACCCTACAAAAGTGCTAACTCCTGCTGTAAGACTCATAATTGCCCACAATGACCCTTTAGACCTATTAGCAAGCTCAAGCAATTCTTCCATGCCTTTTTCTAGCTTGTCAATTTTTCTCTCCATAGCGTCTACCTGGGCTACAAGTTGTCCGTATTTAAAAAGGTCAATGTCCACTTTGCTACTCACTTTTTGGTTGTTGGTTTTTTGCGAGTAGTCGCTTTAGGTATTTTAACAGTCTTTTTAACTGTTTTTTTAGGTACAGGAAAAGGCCATTCTTGAAAATCAACAGAATCCTTTGGCACAAAGCCAAACTTGTCCATAATCCAAACGATTGAAAAATTCATTAGAAAGCCCCTCCATTAATAGTATAAGTACCAGCCGACAAGTAATTCAAAGTAACTGCGTCTTGCGCTAATGTAGGGTCTGCCATATTGTTAATTTGGTATGTACCCATATTAAAATTGCCAGCCATAGTAGTTTGACCATCGCTTGCAATAGATTGAGTTAATGAATTGGCAATGTCGATTAATGTGCTATTTGCCCATGCTGAACTAATGGTTGTACCTGTGACGACTGGGTTGCCAGCAGGTAAACTATAAATACCACTTCCATTTCTACTCATTTTGATTTCCTATTCTAGCCTTTTGTAAGCCTTCAGTCATTAATAATTGGATAGCTCTAGATTCTTTTGGTGTTAAATTAGCATTTTTAGCTTCTTTACCAGCTAGTTTCATTAATGCAGCAGATTGCTGTGGATTCATTAATGCCAAAGCTAATTTATTAGCTAATTCTTTATTTTTACCACCATAAGCAACATCTGAACCTCTAGCCAAAAAGTTACCTACTGTAGCTGATAATCTATTTCTACGCAGTAAATTAGGCAAATTTACTTGATTAAGCATATTGCTATAAGCTAATTTTTGTACAGTATCTGAACCGCCACTTTTACCTGCTTCTGCGGCAAATTTAGCTCTAGCCAAATCTTCTTTGACTGCTTTTAATTCTTGTAATTGTTTAGAATTTACTGCGCCAGATTCTTCTAATTTTAATATATTGTCAGCTAATTTTGTAGGTAAAATTTGACCTGTAAGTTTTTGAGTAGATGATTGAGCAGCGTTTTGTATGGCTTCCATTTGGCTAATGGGTTTAGACATATTGGCAAATAATGTTCTAGCTTGTTTATATTCAGGGCTAATAGCATCATTTTCAATAAATGAAAGCAAACGAGTTTTAGCTGCTTGCAAACCTTTTAATTCTGCGCTTGTAGAACCTTTACCAGTTCTATTTAATTCCCTTTTAACGGCTTCAATTTGGTCATCTAAAGCCATTTTAGTTTGATGTAAACCAGCCACACTTCCAGAAGGATTTTTGATATCAATACCTTCATTTAACGCATTAATTTTGGCCTGTTCTGCGGCTTTTTTAATTGCTGGAACATCACGCAAAGCTTTAGCTTCATCGGCTAATTCAGTTGGCAATGTTTTATAGTCAATTTGTTTATTTAATGCTTTTCCATAAGCGTTTTTAGAAACATTTGACCTAGCCATTTCAAGAATGTCTTTTTCTTTTTGAGTACCACCAGCAGATTCTAAAGCGGCTTGTCTTGCAGCATTTTGCTCTGCTTGGCGATATGCCAAAGCATTTGTAGCTTCAGGAGATACGGCTGTGGCTGTACGCTGTGCCGCAGCAATGCTAGGAACGCCAGCCACTTCAGCAGTCGTTGGATTGGAGCCTGGCACTAATACTTTTGGATTGCGTAAATTTGCTATAGCTTTTTCTGCATCATTACCAGACATATTTCGCAAAGCACGACCTAAAATAATGTTTTGACCAGATTCAGAAAATGGTTCTATAACAGCTTTTCCAGCTTCTTTAGCAACATTAAACACTTTTCCCAAAACTGGTAAAGGTGCTGCAATTAAAGAATTTAAAGTAGCATTTTTAGCTAATTCTTTATATAGCTCACCATTTGTTTTTCCTGTTTCTTCAGGGGTCATTACAGTAGCAGCACCCCCAGTTAAACCAGATTGAATATAAGGGGCAGCTTTAGGTGCTAATTCTGCTATTTTTTCAAAAGAAGGAATTGCACCAATAGCTTTAGAAATGCCCATTGCGGGAGCAACAGCCCCAGCTACACGACCAGCGCCATAGGGAATAGGGTTAGCTTCACTATATACATCAGCTTGTTTTCCTAATCTTTGCGCTAATTGACTTGTGCCTAAATTTCCAAACGCAGCTAATTGTGCAGCGCCTACAGGCAAATCTACAATAGATTTTGTAGCCCCAGCTAAAGCTGACTCTAATGGGCGTGGTTCAGATTGAACATTTGTGCGGTTCAGGCCTTGTGGTCGGCCTACAGCAGCGCCACCGCCAGTTTCACCAAATTGAGTATTTAATAGCTGACCTTCAGGCGAAGATACTTCTACACTTGCTTTAGGCTCTTTCCCTAAATTTAGCGCATCTTTATAGGCTGTTGCAACAGTATTAAATTCTGCTGTGCCTTTTTTGTCAGCATTTTTAACAATCCATGCAGCATATTTTTCTGCTGGATGTTCGTCAATTACGATTTCTTCAGCCATTATTTATTTCCCATTGAAGGAATACCAAGAATTTCATTGGCGCTTTGCATTGCTGGCGTTAAATTTTGATTAGAAACAACAGGGGCTTTCCAAGGTTGTCCAAGGATTGTATCCGTTCCATTTAATTGATTTTGTTGACCAATTTGAGAATATTTATTGCGTGTTTCATTATACTGATTGCCAGAAATAGCATAAAACTCTTTTGCTAATTGTCTGTATTCTTTTCTTTGTTGTGGATTTAATGACGCTCCTGTTGCAACTTTATTGGCATAATTTTGCAATTTAGGTAATAAACCTGTTGCATTAGCTACAGTAGCCACTTCTGATTCTCTAACCACAGAGTTAGGGTCTAACAATTTATTAATTTTAATAGATGCAGCTAAATCTCCAGCAGCATTATTTTTATCAAGCGCAGCATTTACTTGTTGATACGCTTGATTAATTTCTTGATGTGCTTTATAAATAGGCTCAGATTTAAACATCTCACCAAGTTTTGCTGTATTTTCAAAACCATGCTGACCTGTATTTACATTTATATTGTTAGCGCCAGCTTGTTTTAATTGCACAACCTTTTGATTTACAGCAGCTAATTCTTGTGGATTCCATTCATTAACTGGTTTTGTAATCCCTAACAATTGGGCAGCTTCTTTTACACCTGCTGGCATTGCTGCGCCACCAGTAGCAATAGGTTCATATTTACCAGTTTGCATATTAAGCTGGTTAAATGTTTCGCCTTCTGCAAGTTTTTGTGGAGAAACTAAACTATATGCTGTTTTTTGCAATTCAGCAGGTGCATATTGGCTAGTGCCAGCAGTAAATCTTTCTTGAGGAGTTGCAGCATTTAAGTAATTTTGTACGGCAGATTGTTGTTTTTCACGCAATGCTTGCGCCAAAGCCTGTTGTTTATTTTCAGCGTTATGGCTTAAATAAGCACCAGCAGCAGCATTAAACAAAGGCTGTAATTGTTGCGCCCAAGAAGGTGCTACATAGCGACCAGAAATCACTTGTCCAGTAGGTTGTTGCGTACTATTTTGAGTAAGCAAGTCTGCCATTTGCTGTTGGCGTGACAATGCCATAGCTTGTGGGTCAGTAGCTAATAATGCTTGGTCAGTTAAAGAAGCTGGTTGTGCCATATTATTTCCTATTGAAGCAGACTAGCCAATTTTAATGCAGTTGGCGTTGTTGTTAATCGTGAACCTTCTACTGGTACAGTTTGTGCGCTTGGTAAAAACGCTGATTGATAATGCACAGTTGGTAATGTTTGGGTGGCATTTTTTTGGGTTGCAGCGCCTAAATTTTTTAATGCTGTTGCTAATTGTGTTGGGTTTGGCAATATAGAAGAAGTAGCTGTAGAACCATTTAAACCGACTGAAGACGCTTCAATAGGGTTTCCTAACCAATCTGTAGCAGGCAGTCCATTAGCGCCTAATTGGTAAGCTACGCCAATATCACCACCGCCAGCTAAACCTGTACCCAATACAGTATTTGGCGCTAAAGCAGCGGATAAACCTGTACCTGCGCCAGCATTTGCACCAGCAGCAGGTAAGGCGGCATTTAATCCACTTGTACCGCTTAAACCAGCACCAGTTGCTGCGCCAGTAGCAGTTGTGCCAGCAGCAGCTAAATTAGCACCACTACCAGCAGCTATAGAAGGGTCTACTGTAATAGCAGAACTGCTAGGAATTGCAATACCAGAAGTTGAACCACCTGTTGTTGCTCCTATACTTGTTCCACCAGTAGAGCCGCTAATATCTGTTGTAAGCGCTTGTGAAGGAGAAACATAAGAAGATGGCGCTGTAATACTACCGCTTCCTAATGCGTCAATGGTATCTTGAGAAACGCCTGCGTTAGCCAAAGCGTCAGGAGTTAAAGCGCCTGAGTCAGCTAGACCTAATAATGTAGGGTCAGCAATACCAGCAGCTAAAAGTGCTGCGCCACCGACTGTAGCCCAACCGCCAGGAATAGCATTATTAACAGTTTGGTCAATAGAAACACCAGCATTACTAATGGGTGTAATTACATCATTTTGGACAATATTACCTACATCAGAAACAGCATTGCTAACTGCATTTCCAATGTCAGAAATAACTCCGCCACCGCCTCCAAATGGGGTGCGTTTTAATTCCCAAGTCCAGCCTGAATGTTTACTTCTAAACATTTTATAGGCCTAAAGATGACAATATAGAAGGAGCTGCTGCGGTAATTGCGCTAGAACCTAGTCCAAACAAACCACTTGTAAGGTTAGTAGATTGTCCTAAAGCTGCGTTATTAGCGGCAATTTGGGCGTTTTGTTGTGCTTGAGTAGCGGCATTATAGTCTGGGCCTGTTGTAGCAGCTTGTGTATAAGGCGTTACATAACCAGGATTAGAAGCAGTATTAAATGCAGCTAATTGTTGCAATGGGTTATTATAAGTCTGTAATTGTTGGTTATAGGTTTGTTGGTTAGCAGTTAAACCAGCATTAAGACCTTGTGTTGTAGTCTGTGCCAACAAGTTATTTTGGTTGTTGGCAAGCTGATTTTGGGCATAAGTATATGCCTCCGAACCAGGTTGAATCCCTTGGTTTGCAAGTTGGTCATTAACCATTTGTTGCTGGTGTTGCAGTTGAGGTTGCAAAATTTGCATTTCAGCCGCTTGGTAAGTCTGTCCAGGGTTAATTCCTGTGCTTGGCAAATTAGTAGGGTTAAATGCTTGTGCGCTAGTGTTTTGCACATTGCTAGAAATATTGCCAAATGTATTTTGTAATGGCTGACTAAATGTTTGGTTAGCGGAATATATTGGGTTTCCGTTAGCGTCTGTGCCAGTTTGTACATAGTTTAAATTGCCATAAGGAGTAGACTGATTTACTCGGTTTGTGGCAGTAGCGGCTTGTGCGCCAGCTAAATTTCCAAGCGCTGTTTGCTGTGCGGCTTGCACATAAGGGCTAGTTGTGTTTGCATAAGGGTTTGTTGTCCCTGTAGCGTTTTGCCCTGCATTAGAAAATACACCTGTACCTGCACCCATTACTATCTCCTTATGCCCATTTACAATATTCTGGGCGCATTTCCAAAATTACCAAATCCCCTTCATCGTGTGCGTCTAGGATAATGGCAACATCTCGAAAACCAAGGTGTCGGTCTAGTCTTAGGGCTTTTTCATTGTTGCCTGCGACTGTGCCAATTATAACCTTTAATTTCAATATGTTAAAAGGGTAATGAAAGACTGCTTTTAAGAAACTTTTAGTAGCCCAATGATTATCCTCGCCATGCACATGAATACAGCAAGATTTACCAAAAAAATTACAATACATCACTACAGCACGAATTTTTCCATCAATCACATTACCTAAATAATGGGCATTTGACGCTTGTGGAAGATTATCCCCTGCCCATTTTTTAAGCAATTCCTGATTAGTTTCAAGCACTTACAGGACTCCGCCCTTCTGGAATACATAGTCGGTAGAAACCCAATGGAAATCAATTCCTTGCGACAACACATTCATATTAACTGAGGCAGAAAAACCAATACCTTGTACACCTTGCCAGTTTTTAGTGGTTAAATAACCACCACCCCATTTGTTTAAGTCCCATTTACCGTTATCCCAAGTACCTACTTGAGTCAATCCTGGGTTAAAACTTAACTGACCTACAGGAGGTACTGTTTGAAAGTCGGTGCTAATGTTACATAAAACTGTTGGCACACCATTGTCAGATTGAATAATAGGGCGAATTAATGTAAATCGTTTATTTTGTCCTGGACTGTCAAAATAAGAATAAGCCTGTTGTGCATTACCAAATATGTTATTGCCATTGTCGGCATTGCTGTCCCAAAACTTGCCTACAAAACCACTTCCACCAAAGTAAAGCTGGTCATTAAATAAAGTAAAACAAGTAGTAGAAATATCTGTAAATTGCGCCCATGCGTCTGTAATGGTATTCATTACATATTGCTGAGTGCCTGTGCTTGAAGGAATGTTAATAAGCAGCATGGTTTGGTCAGCAAAATAGCTAATTTGCCAGCCAAAATTGTCTGCATATTGGGCAATTTCTTGGTTAATTGCGTAGTAAATTTTGTCCGTTAAGTAAACCCTTGGGTTTAAACGGTCAGACTGTAATGCGGCTGAAAGAGGCACTAAACCTTCTTTCATTAATAGCAAAAGGTCGCTGCCAAATTTAAAAAAACATTTTCTACAAAATACTTCGCCAAATTGCCAAACACCTACTAATGACCATGTGGTTGCGTCAGAAGGGTCTCCGCCTTGGTAGACAATAACTTCACCATTTTTAGTAACAAATACTGCGTGGTCGTTTACGCCTTGTCCACCGTCAATAGTCCAAGTACCCATAGCTTGTAAAAAGCTACCATTTCTTGCAATACCGCCAAAGTCTAATACTTGTGCTGCGCCACCCAAAGAATTAACAGGCAAATACCAGCATTTAAGGGTGTTTTCTTGCGTGAAATATAGGCGGTTTTGAAACAAATTGACATTAATAAAAGTGCTAGAGTCTACGCCTGTAATTCCTAATGGAATATAAGTGCCTACAACACTAGCATTTCCGCTTGGCGTAGTCGCCATTGTGTAAGTAAAAGTTGTAGTACTAGTAACGGTAATAATGTAAACACCGTTGTAATCACTAGGAGTAGCGCCTGTAATAGTGACTTGGTTTCCAGTAATTAAACCATGTGCAGAAGAGGTTGTTAATGTAGCAACATTGCCTGTATGGGTAATACTAGAAATAGTTTGACCAGTAGAAGTCGTGGCAATTTTAAGCCATGAAGTACCGTTATAAATCATTACAGGGTCAGAACCATTACAAGCTACTAGGTAATAACCACCAATGTTGGAAAAGTCCACCCATTGCATTTTGTCGCTAGTAATACCTGTATAAGAGGTAGTAGCTGTACCAGAATTTGTACAGTTGTATATTTTTGTCCCTGCGGCAGCTAATAATTGCTGACCACTTGGCGCAGCATAAGTCATTACGGTGTTTACTTGACCTGTAATACCTGTGGAATATTTAGTCCAACCATTTCTAAGCCTAACATCGGTAGGAGTAGGCCAAAAATTAGTTAGGTTTACTGCGTCAGTAGGCGGCATTGCCGCCAAAGAGTCCCTAGCGTTCCAACCACCAACAGGCGCAGTTAAAGAAGCGGTTGTAGCAGTATTTTGCTGTGGCTGCATAATTAAGTGCCGTACCCCGTGTCGGGCACGTTAGCCCAACCAATAAGCACTTTGCTTGGGTTAGGATTAAATGACAAGTTAGGCGCACCTTTGTCATTGGCTTTAGCAATAGACAAATAACGCTGATAATCTTGCGTTAATGAAGTGGTGTCAAAACCTTTAATTTGGAAATATTTAAGTTTTGTATAAATAACCATAATACGACTGTCAAAGAAAGTCGTGTCTGAGTCATTGGTAAATTGTTGTAATAGTGTGCCAGTTGCAGACTCTGCCCAAGCATTACTACGGTATTCAAAACCTAAATACTCTTGAGTATTCATTGGAGGCCATACTTGGAAAGTACCGCCAAGAATACGCCAACGGACTCGTGGGCCAGTTGAAATATAACCAGACTTTAACCATTGCCATTGTTGTGCATCTTCAGGGCCAAGCATTTCCCAATGCTTTGTTTTATCCCAATGGGTGCGGTCTGTAATGGTCTCAAAGTCAAAAGGAAGGGGGTAAATAGTCTGTGCAAATAAAACGCTATTTGTGCCTGTTAAAGATGCTTCCTGACTCATTGTTACGGTTGTAGCGTCATTTACAACAGAAACATAAGTGTCTTGGTTTACATTGTAGCCAGTAATGGAGTAATTAGTATTTAGTCCAGTAGTTGTGCTGACATTGGTTAATACATAGCTACCTTGTGTAGAAGTAGCTGTTGCATTAAGGAATTGGGTGTAGAAACGATACTCCTTCTCCAAAGTCTGCCAGTCATATTCTTTCAATAACTCGTAGCCAGCGCCATTCATCAATGCCAAAATTTGTTGGACATTGGTGTCAGGATTACCAGCTACATAGGTAGGTACTGGAAGGTTTAACTCTGCACTTACTTGTTGCACGAGTTGGAGCATCGTTTGGGACATATTAGGCCTCTACTGCTTTTGTTTTGCGTGTTTTGGGGGTTTTTTCCGCAACAGCAGCAAGTAGCGCTGACATTTGTTCTTGCATTTTTGCCAGCTTCGCCTCTGTTTCAGCCTTAATTTTAGCATTTTCCTCTTTGAGTTGTGCTAATTCAGCATTGCGCTTGTCAATTTCGGCAGTATCTTGCGCCAAATTTAAGAAAGTGCGTGCTTTTTCTCTAAAGGAATGAGGACTCATGCCTGCAATCATGCCAATACGCTGTAATTGCTGGTCTGAACAGTTTGCGACATCTTCAACAGTACGGAATTTAATGCCTTTTAATTCCTCTGCTTGGGACATACTTACCAAAGGCCAATGTTCAATAGGAGTGCCAGTTAAAGTCTGTTCACCACCCATTTTATTTTGGTATGCCGCCCATTGGACTGGAAAACGCAGTTTATGGCGGTCTTGGGCGATAGTGTCAATAATGTTTAATTGGTCGCCAGGGGTGTAAATTGTTACCCAGTCAGCATCTCTAAAAATAGGTCTGCCTTGTGCAAGGGTTTCATCTTTAATTTCAATAGGTTTACGGTAAAACTTTACCGTTAATAGTGCGTCAGCACCTCGTACATCTGATTCAATAGCCATTTAATTCTCCTAAGGGATTAGGTTGTTAAAAGATAAAAAGGGACTCCCCTTTTGAGGGAATCCCTAGTGTACTACAGGGGTAAAACTTATACGCTTGCAGCAGAGAACCAAGCACAATCACCAGAAGCCAAAGCAACGCCTGGGGATGTGTAAGCACCACCAGTAGCAGCTACTTGGAAAGTAGAAGCATTGATAGCGCAAACGGTTGTAGAGGCAGAGATAGCAGCACCAGCTTGTGCGAATACATAACGCAAGCCTGTGTTACCAAAAGTCTCAGCACCGAGTGGGCCAAATGCTGGGATTGTTTCAACAGTAGAACCGTTGGTCAAAACGAAATCGACATTGGTAACACCGTTAAGGTTTACGCCTGCGATTGGGAGAGTACTATAAGCCATGATTTTTTCCTTTGTAAATTAAATAGACCTTTATAAATAGGGGTTTCCCCCTATCTATTAGTTGGTCAAAATGCCTTGTAGGAAGCGGTTAGAAGTTGTCAAGTTACCAGCCCAACCGTATAACTTCACGATTGCGTCTTGGTTAATTGCTTGACGCTCGCCACCGATAGGTACAAAGTTACGCTCTTTGTGTGGGCGTAGGAAAATGTAATTGGTGTTCAAGAAGTACATTGTGTTAGAAGGCTGCTCGTTACCATAACCGCCACCCAATACAACATCAGCAGATGTACCACCACCGTAGAATTTCATAGAGGCGAAACCAGCAGAACCGCTTTCCTCAGAAGTAATACGCTGAATAGCTTGCAATGACTGTACATACAGGCTGTAGAAGTTAGTGTCAGCAACAATCAAGTCAGCCTTGTCTGTGCCACGAACCAACTGGAGTGCTGTAGAGGTCATCTTAGCTTGAATGTTGGTAGCTGTGATGGTTGTACCAGTTGTAGCAGTATTCTGCCAAAAAGCCCAGTTAGCAGCGTTAATACCACCGTAAGTACCAGAAGTAGGAGTTGCGGAAACCGCAGCAGCCAAACCATCCAAGTTCTTACCACCGTTACCTGTACCGTCTAGGAATAGGTCACCAGAAA